TAAGGCCGGGAGGTAAATCGCCAGATTCAAGATTGTATAACAAAAATGAATCAGGAACATTAGACTGTGCTTCTACTTTGAATAAACTTACATGATTTGAAGGCACTGTTCCCAGTTTGGGATCAGTCAGCCATTGTATTGTGCTGTCTATTTCGCCTAACAGCTTAACAGTAAAAGTTTTACTTTCGTCTGCAATTTCAGTGGTTTGAGAGCTCATGCGTCTAGCATTAACAGTAAATTTATATTCAATTGTGACTGCTGGCTGGTAAGGCACTCTGCCAAAAATCTCTCCGGAAGCTTGATCGATTTCTGTTCCAGGAGGTAATTCGCTTTTTGTTTCTGGTTGGACAACTTCAAAGTCATCTTCATCTTCTGCAGCGACATTGTTAATTTCGTCAACAGGCAGTTCTTGTGAAATTTCCCAAAACCCTTGTACTTCTTCCTGAGTTTCTTTTATCAGGTAGGTTCCGGGATTTGTATCTAAAACTTCATATACCACTCTACCGGGTAGTGTGTTTGTGTCTATAACTTCTAGAAATAGTGTAATAAAGTTGTTAGCACGTTTGAATCCCAGATTATTAGGGGTCAACCAAACAGGAGTTCGCAGGAACGTATTGTCTGAAGTAAACACTCCTGTTCCTACCTGCATAATGGTGTTATCTGCTCTTAGAAAGTCATCGCCTACTACAAATATTTTAAATGTTCTTTTTGTTACAGAATCACCGTCTGACACAGATACCGTAAATTCAAAATATCTGTTAAGCTTTCTTGGTGTTTTTTTGCTCGTATCTATATCATATAAATCTGAATCAAAACCTAGATTGTATTCTTCCGCATATTCTTGAACATCGGTGCTATCATCTAAGCGACCAAAGAAAAAACTATCGTAAAGGCCTCCCCTTCTATTCGCAAAATCATAAGGATATCGATCAAATCTCGATTCGTCATATGCACCGTCTCCGGCTTGCTTTTCCAATCCTAAAATAGGGTCAACTATGCCTGTTAGCCTTCCAGATTCTGCGAGACTTATACCGGGCGGAAGCTCGCCGTCACCACTTGCTATGAAATATTTTAGAGTCTGTCCTGCAGAGATATCTGGATCTGTAGCTTCTAATTGAAAATCAACAAAACCGTTATCCAGTATGTAAAAGGCGTCTCCTTTCCCTATAGGCAGTAGTCCCGACTCAGTTTGCCAAACCGGATCGTCTGCTCCTACTACAGTTATCGAAAATGTTCTATCCGCAAATCTTGTACCATAAACTGCTCTGAGTACAAACCTAAATTCAGTCTCTCTTGAAACTTCCGCAGGCGTTCCTTGAATTGTCGTGCCCTCAATAGATAAACCGGACGGCAGTTTGCCACTAATGACTGAAACGCTGGAATTCGATTTTACTGGTAAGTCGATTGTAATAGACTCACCTTCATTTACATTTGCAAGTTCAAATCCGTAAGGTATTCTAAAATAGTATTAATTGTTCCTGGAATAATTTTTCCAAAATTCCAATTGTTATCGAAATATGCATTGATGTCTCTTACATCAACGTCGTATACAGTGCCCTCGACAGGTCCTCTAAATTTATCTGCTGTTACAGTTCCTGCGTTATTGATATTATATCCGTCCGCTTCTAATTTTGTACTTAATCTAGGAGACGTGTCGTGTGCTAGCACACCTTCGTCGGCAAGATCTACAAAAACTGTGTTTGATGCTGGCACTGTTCTTGTAGTGATAACAGATCCGCCATTAATTTGAACAGTGGGGGAAGGAGCATTTAGCGTAAGACTGCCTTCATCGGTTAGTACTAGAATGTCACTAATTCCACCTTCACTGTTAATAATAATTGAAGAACTGTTTGCGCTAAGAGAAATGTTACTTCCTCCTATGAGTTCTTTGAAATTAAGTGTATTAGAATCTTTCGATGCATAGATTCCTTCGCCTGAACCTCCTAGATTGTTACCTTCTATTGCAGGTTCTTGTGCTGCATTCTCAAGATAAAGCAGATTGTTGTTAACCTTGATAAAGGCTTCTCTTAGATCGTCGCCTGTGCCGTCGTTGGCGATGTTTCCTACATTGATAGTTTTAATTGTCATATCTGTCCCCGTGTGTATTATTTATTAAGCATTTTCGCCTAGAGCAGCCACCGCCGCAGCTAATCTATCAAGTGCTTCTGACACTGTTTCTGGTGTAGGAGATTGCCAAACGCTTTCTACACTCGGGGTATAAGGCAGTGTGCCGTTTACACCGTCTACTAGGGGAGTAGAATCGTCTGCAAACACACTGCCCGAAAGATCTCCTACAATTGCAATTGCAGAATTGATGACATCTGCTGAAATATTAGTTGTCGTAAAATCTGTAGAGGAAATACTAGTTGATACAATACCGTTTGATGACACTGTTTTGAAAGTCACATCACTATCTATATTTACTGCCTGTCCTATAGATATACTCCCCGTATCATATGAAACACCAGTACCGCCTGACAAATGCTCATCGACTAGCGTATTAGAGTAATATAGATTAGTTGTGCCTTCTGTCAAATCATCTGTTGTATTACCACCAAGATATAGTGTATTATTTGCAGCATCGACTAACACTGTGCTGTCTGCAGTTGATATCACATCACTCGAAACAGTATTGAATACCACGTCATCTGCAACACCAACTGCTTGACCTATTGAGATTGTACCAGTTGAATAACTTACACCTGTTCCTCCTGATAAATGCGAATCAACTAGAGAATCCGCATAGTATAAATTGCCAGTTCCTTCAGGCAAATCATCTGTAGTATTATTTGAGATACTGTAGCTAAATTGTCCAGTGTTAAAATCATAAGTTAAATCGCCTAGTGCTGAAAAAAGCAACCTTACTTCACTGTCTGTTCTTTCTTCAAAGGAAAATTCACCAGTAGACTGATTATATACCAGATCGCCGTCTGCGCTCAATGCAGCTCTAGTTAAAGAATCAGCATAGTAGAGATTGGTACTACCTTCTGACAGGTCGTCTGTTGTGTGATTTGATATGTCGCTCACAGTGCCTGTAACATCACCTGTTAGGTTGCCTTCAAAAGTTGCCGCAACAAAACTCTCTACACCCACAGTCCAATAGTCGTTAGTTTCGTCCCAAACCAGTGTTTTATTTGGTTGTGTGCCTCTGCTTACTTCAATTCCTGAATTCTCAGAAGGAGAATCTCCTGTGTAATCAGAGTTTAAGAGAATAGTATTATCAGCAACAAGAATCGTCTCTGTGTTTACAGTCGTGGTTGTTCCTGATACAGTAAAATTACCATTCACTGTTACATCATTGAAAGCAACATTGTCGCCTGTGCCCACTGACTGACCTATTGATATTTCACCATTGGAGAAAGAAACTCCTGTTCCACCACTTAGATAGTTTTCTACCAACGAATTTGCATAGTAAAGATTAGACGTTCCTTCAGATAGATCGTCTGTAGAATTGTTACCGAGATTGACAGTTGCATCTGTAGCGTTTACCATTTCTGTGTTGTCATCAGCATAAACACTACCATATAAATCACTCGTAACTTTGCTACTTGTAATGTTGTTAAAGCTAACATCGTCAGTTGTATTAACAGATTGTCCTATGCTAATAACGCCTGCGTCATATGAAACCCCAGTACCTCCTGACAGGTAACTGTCAACTAAGCTGTCTGCATAATATCTGTTTAAGGATCCTTCAGCAAGATCGTCGGTGGTGTTATTCTCAAGGTATACTGTGTTGTTAGTTGCATCTACTAGAACTGCACCATTTGAGATAGATACAACATTACCGGTTAAAGATGACACAACAGAAGCGAAACTAACATTATCACCTGTTCCAGTTCTTGCAAAATTTGTTCCAGTGATACTTGCACCGTTGAAATCAAACGTTGTTGAAGATTTTACAATGACATTGCCGTCAATACTGACATCTGTTTGATTAGAATCATTTCCAATGATAACATTGCCTATGCCGCTAAACCTACCTATTTCAATTTGACCGTTGTTAACAGAGTCTATTCTTACGTAGTTGTCTGCGGTAACAGATAAATTTCCTTCACTGTTTGTAACGGATTCTGTGTCTACTGGGCCAGTAACCTTTGAATTCAAACTGTCTACTAGCATGGTACTATCATCGGAAAAAACAGATCCTATAAGATCACCTTCGAATATGTTTGCTTGAAACGTCTCTGTGCCTATGCTCCATTTGTCATCTGCCTCGTTCCATAATAGAGATTTGTTTCCAGCTTGATCTCTATTAACAACTATGCCTGCATCTTCTGAAGGTGTGCTACCTGAATAATCACTGTTCAACACAATTTGATTATCTGCAAGAGTAACTTCCTCGGTATTAACAGTTGTGGTTGTGCCCTGTACTGTAAGATCACCGTTTACAACTAGATTGTTAAAATTAGCGTCGAATTCTTCTGTGCCCTGTAAAAGATCCGCTAGTAAGGTTTTTTTAGTTGTAGAACCGTCATTTAATATGAGCACATCGTCCGGAGTAATATCTCCTGCGCCTGCTGTTGGTAATTCTGATATCTTTTTAACTGCCATTGGTTACCCCGTGCTATCTCCAAAGTCTATTGCGTCCCGCCCAAATACTTGTAATAGATATTATTATCTGTCTCTAACCACTCATCACCTGGTAGGGGGTTATCTGGTTCTGATGCCTGCTCCACATACGGATTTCGCCAAACAAAGTCGCCTTCTCCTGTGCTGTGTAAGGAATCGCCTACTTCGCCTGTATCTGCGACGTCTAGCTGAGTTGAAGTGATACTGTTATCTGTTACAGAAATTGCGCCGTTCTGATAGGTGATAGTAGAATCTGTTGAAATGTATGCATCCAGTGATGTAGGATTTAGATAGCCTGAATCGTTATCGAATCTAGAATTTTTCTGAGGCCTGTTTACAACCTCCCCCCAAGTAATAAAAGAGGGTTGCCATGCTCCGTTGGAAAACTTTAAATATTTGTTCGTGGTATTCCCTGTTATTACAACGTTATCCAAATCACCTATAGAATAATTGGTTAGATCAAACTGATCGCTAATATCTTTTGGCTCATATTCGCCACTTAATGAATTATAAACTAATGTCTGTTTATCTGAAGGTGCGTCGTCCGAAATGTCGCCCAACTTTCTAGAAGTGAGAGGAAGGTTATTTTTTCTTAGCTGTACCGGAATGTCTGTCAAGTCGTCCCAACTTCCACTAAATCCCGGAGGAACATTTATAAGATCGTTAAAATTGCCTGAAAAAGCAACGTCGTCCAATGTCTTCCCGTCAACCTGTAATGCTACGGTGTTAACAGCGCCAGTCTGTATGCTGTCTGCTTTTACAATACCAGAATTTTCTAGGTTTAAATTATCACCAGACGGTAGTTCTTTTATCTTGTTGCCATCTGATATATCAACTATTAATGGGAATCTATCTGCCATTATACTCTTCCTACTACTACTTCTACGGTGTCTTTGCCGTCTGTTGTCTTGTCTTGCAGGGCTTTACCTATCACAGCACCTACTCTAGGATCGTTATCTACCACGGCATATCCTGGTATGGCAGACGAAACAATAAGATCGCCCTTTTCTACCTTTCCTAGCACCTTACATTGGACTCTGCCCTGTAGAGCTATAGGGACAGTGTTTTTCTCTTGTAAGTCACTGTTCATAAGATAAGCTGGATTTTCTGAAACTATGCCAGCTATCCTTCTATCACCTTTTCTGTCGGTGACAGTTATTTCTTGATCACCTCCGAAGATAACCACAGTACCTGCATCATAATCGGCATCTGCTTGATAGTTCTCAGCTAAGTCAGCATATTTTGCTTCAGTTGCTACGCCATTGAATACATCTGCATATACCGTGTTGAACCTTGATCCGTTTGCACCAATATTACGTGAGGATGTTACATCGGGCAGAATGTTCGAACCGATTCTAGCTGTAAATGTTACAGAATCGTCTGCATCACTGCCAATAACCAAATCGTCTAACACTGATATTGTAGTAGCATCTATAACCAGTTTTTCACTGCCGTTGGTAATAAAATCTAAAACACTGTTTCCTGCATTGGCAAATCCGGTATTTGCTCCTATACCTATGCCAGTAGAATCACTGTCTCTTTCTCCGGGGGCTTCTATAAAGGATGAATAAATCCAGTCTACAGCTAGCCATCCCTCATTAGATAATCCAGAACCTGCTTGGAAGTTGCTCTGGGATGAAAGTGATGTATCACCAATATCTATAGCTCCAGGAAATCTAGTAACCAATGATTCTGTAGTGCTTCCTATTGCAGTTAAAATCTGTGCTCCGCCTGGTGTTTGTAATCTTAGTTCTGTACTAGACAGTGTTGCAAAATCAAAACCACCAATTCTATATCCTTGCGCATCAAGATACCCGTTGTCTCTTCTACGAGCGATTGTATTGCTGCCTACATCTTCTGATATTGGTGTAACACCATATGCGCCTGTGTCTAGTTTTACAAGAACATCGCCAGGAAAGTTCTCATCCTCTCTGTCAATATTATTTGTAAAGTCATTATCAGCTAACCCGCTTCCTTCATTTACTATATCTGCAAAACTGATACTGGTTAAATTACCAGTTCCGCTGTTTGATCTGCCTAGAACTGTTTGCTCAGGAATGTCTTGAATCTCAGGGAATGCAATTCCGCCTTCCTTAATCCTTACATACCCGCTATCTATTTCAAAGTTTTCGTCGGAAAAAGTAGCAAGACCAAGATCAGACTGTGATTTTGAAGCAGTACCATTCCAACCAGAGGTAGCGTCGTCCTCATCAAAAATATCTGCTGACTGCATGTTTAGCTTGCTTTGAACAATACCTGCGGATGAGTTTATATCCGCGTTTACAACAGAATTGTCTTTGATTTGAAGATTGTAAGTAACTTCACTTTGCTGCCTATCAATAGTTACATTGATGACGCTGGAAGAATTTTCACTGGCATTAGCAATCTCATCAAAAGGACCATCTATAACTGTAGTGCTGCCTGTTTCCCCTGGTTGATCTTTGATAGTATCACCGATAGCAAAATCGGTTTCAGTCTCGAGGGTGTATGTAACAATCTGAATGTCACCCTCAATTTCGTCTACTCTTGTTTCAATATCGACAACTGTGCCTTCTTTGTTTCCTCCGTCAACACCAATAAGATCACCTATTTCCCAGGTTCCTCCCGAAATTGGTTCAACAACAACTTTCATCTTGCCAGTAGCAACTATTAGGTCATTGCCCTGAATATTATTTGCTTCGATGTTTCTAATATCTACTAGAGAATCATAGGATTGTATAATCGCATCTACATAATTTTTGTTCGCAGCAGCAGAACCGTCCGAACCTGGCAGAGCAAGGTTAGTAATCTGATTTTGACCCATGTCTACATTGCCCTCTAACGGACTGTCGCCGTTTAGGGGAAGAAAACCAGGACCAATTCTGTTACCGCCTACTTCTGGTCTTTCTATCTGTGATGTTGATCTTACATTGTAGCCAAGTACTCTATTAATATATCCGCCGGTTGCTCTTTCAGTTGGTGCTGCCTGACTAGAGTTATCAGAAAAACTGTCGTCTGCTGAAAATTCATTTATTGTTACACCGCGTCTAAAACCAAGTGCGTTTGCACCTGTCAATCCCAGCTCACCAGCAAATTCAATGTCACCTGTGCCTTGGTCTACCGAGAAGAATTTGCCTACTCGGAAGAAACCATCTTGGTCTGTTGATACAAAGAATACTCTACCTTTGCGTCTTTCCCAAACCTGCGATTTAGTTGCGGTGGGAGAATCAGTGTACGATCCTGCTTCGTCGTTTTCTGGCTCACCTAGTATAACATTAGGATAGTTGGAATCATTATAAGAACCTGTACCAATCTGGGTAAAATCATGTCCTGTTGCACGCAAAAGGGATATTGCTGTGGTGATTTCTGCTTTACTGCCTGCAAACAAACCTGCAAAAAATATTCTCTCATAAGTATTTGGAATTCCTGCTGCTAGGCCAGTTACCCCCGACTGAGCAATATCTGTATTTTTATCATCTATTACTATGTAAGGAACAGAACTGTCGTCTTCATAGGCCATTACTTGGTGAGTTTTGCCTGCATAGGAAAATATCATACCACCCGAATAATTATTGTCTCCGGGCTGTCTTCCTTCTACGTCACGCAACAGCTTTTCAATTCTTTCTTCTGTTGGTAAGGGACGTACTGGTATTTTAGTGTCACCTTTTGTCAGGCCAAATCCAACACTGAGTGCGTCAAGATCAACTTCAAGACGAACAAAATCATAGTCAGCTTCTACTATGGTTAGAATTTGGTCATCGGGTAAATCCTGTTCAAGAGAATCTGCACCGTTAAAAGCAAGGCTTCGATAGGTAATTTCAAAACTTTCTTCATAGTTGATAGCAGTGCTCGGACGTACTTCTAAACTTTCTGAATCTCTAACCCCATCAAAAATTTGAGATTTTGTGTTTCGTATTTCAACCAGGGTATCATTCGGCACATCTGCCTGTAAATCTCCAAAAAAATCGTCCGTAATTGCGCTATCAGGTATGATATTCAATCTGTAAACTGCATTACTAACAACTCCGTTGGTTGCTACAATATCGTCAGGACTGTTTCCTAGTTGCCCGTCGTTGTTGCTATCGGAAAAATTTTCGATTTGAGAAATTCTATAATTTAAAACTCCTAAAGTAGGACCATGATCTATTGTAACAACGCAGTCCAGAGTGGGAGGTTTTTCGAGATCATAAACATGAATGAAAGGATCTTCTATAACATTAGGAGTTTCAGTCGTAGTAAAAGCCTTGCCAGGTTGTACCATGGGATCTCTGAGAGTAACAGCGTCAGGAATCTCATTTGGATCCGCGCCTTCTGCAACCAATCCAAAAAAGCCATAACCGTTTGAGCCATTTAGAGAACGTATTTCAGAGCCATTATAACCGAGATCGTTTATTTGTGTAAAGTCGTTGCCAAGCATTGATCTGTTACCTGCAGTCTGCAAGAATATTTCTTGATCAGCAGATCCCAAATAGCCTTGACCATCACCTAGGCTATCGGGATTAGTATTTGCATCTAAGAAAATAGTGGCAGTGCCTTGACCACTGTCGTAACTGCTAATAGCATTAACCTGATACCGGATACCATCTAGATAGAACGGGCAGGGAAGTTGCGGAGGTCTAATTCTAAGACCTTGTCCTTCGTCGCTTTCTATATCCAGTTCAAACGGCGAAGTAACATTTGTAATCCTAGCAGGAATGTTGCCCACAAACGCATCTACATACATTCCTCCTCTAAATCTTTTCTTGTTATCACTCTTGGAGAAACTGGAGCCTGTTTGAATATAAGGGGACTTCGTAAGAATCTGTTCTACTGGGTCGAGCACCAACATAAATCCACCGTGGCCCTGCACTGTTACATTTCTAACAATAGTAGCGTCACTTGCTTGGAAAACGTCCATACCGTCTGCATCATTGCGTCTGGGAGGATTGTAATTTTCACTAAATGCAAACCTTACAAGATCTACCAATCCGCCTACTAATGGAATAGCACCTTCTTCGGCTTCTCCTAGGCTTATGTCTGGCCTTATATCTCCTGATTGAGGAGAAACTACAGCATTAAAAAGACTAGACGCAATTGTTCCTATCTGGGCAAGAACAAGATCAGTTTGATCTGTTTCGCTCTCGTCGGTTACAAGATCATAGAATCCTTGATTTTCTTGACTAAATTCTGTACCACCTCTCCTTAAATCCTTGACAATACTGTCTACAGTGATGCCAAAGTTATCTATGTATTGAGCTTCGTTGTACTGAAACTGGAACCATACACTGTCTGTGTCGTTTGCACTATTTGCAGTGTTAGTCTGTTCTGTAATATAGGCAATAAGTTCCTGCTGAATGTATGCACGATTCAATTCGAGAATATCTGCAGCTCGGGTGTAATTTCCAGCATTTTCAGGAATTATACCAATATTTTTTCCTGCATATGCATCTCTCAAATAATGCCTGCCAAAATAGCCCTGAACGTCGTTGGTTTGGTTTACAAACCCTGCTACGCTACTAGCAATCACATACATCTCTCCGCTGGCAGTAGCAAAGGATATCGGAGAGCCGTTTTCTGTTTCAGAAACTTCGATTTCCAAGGTAGATTCGTCTATGTTTACAATGTAATATTCTGTACGTTTTTCAAGTTCCGAACCTATAAGACTGTTGCCTATAAAATTCACAGGCAAGTTTCCCGTCATCCAACTTATATCGTCTACTTGCAATTTTGTAGAAGTATCGCCGCCTACCTGAGAAACTTTGCTGTGCTGTTTTTCAAGAACGGCTATACCATCAAATTCTTGATCTCTATAAAAATATGTGTCTGCCCAGATAGATTGTGAAATTCTTCTCTTAGGCCTAACAATCACTCGTCTAAACTCATCACCTTTTATAGAAACGTTGTTAGACAGTTTAATAGGAAGATCTTCTTCGTAGATACCACTTTCTATCAGTATAGAAATCTGTCTTTTCTTGACAAAATTACCATATTCTACAGGTTCACCAGTTCTAAAATCAGCGGCTGTGAGCTGCTGCAACTCAAACGAATCATTGTTTTCCTCTGTTGGGTCGTTGTTGACAAGACTGACTATTCTTCCTTGCGCACCAGAAAGCTTGCCGACTATTATTTTGCCTGGCAGAGTATCTGTGTTATTGGGATTAGCTTGGTCTACAAATGTTTGGTTTTTGTTATCTAAAACAATTTTATAATTGTTACCAAATATTACATCAGATCCTGCATCTATACCGTTCTCGAGAATGTTTTCAATCAGGTCAAACTTGTCTAAAATAGCAAGCCTGTTTTCTTCTGCAGCATCTGGCTCATCAAAGGTTTGTGTGATCTTAATGCTGTCAAAATCTTTAACTCTGTCTTGATATACAAGGCCTATCCTGCCTCCAGTTGTATAATCAGTAAATGAACTGATATCCCAGATATTTTCAAGATCCTGGTCAAGATAAAGTTCTAGAGTAGTATCATCTATTACCCTTACATAGGCTGACAGATTTTCTATTTCTGTCATGCCGCCCATGTCTTTGAAAAAGATCTGATTACCATCTCGATAGTTATGATTTGTTACAGTGACTACTCGAGCTCTGTCTTCTTCAACGTCTATTCTCTCTACTAATTTTTGTTGATAAAATTGATTCTGTAAAACACTGTTGACAGATTCTTTTAGAAATTCAATTCCTGCTAGATTTTCTTCAAGCTGTCGAGAAATCGCAATCCTACCATCAATGCTGTTAAAGAAATTTTCAGCAGATTTTCTTACAAGGAAGTTTGCTGTCCTGCCACGATTAATGTCAAAAGCCTGTGAAAGCAGGATTTCTCTGTATGACTCTTCAAAAATTTCTCGATCATACTCAAAAACGGGATATTCGAAATCTATGAAACCCAAAGCTTCTTTTACAAGGAAATCGATGTTAATGTCTATCAGTTTTCGTGTTTGTTCATTTTGAGGTGAAACTATATCTGCTTGAACGACTGTGGCTTCAAAATCGCCGTCGTTGGTTGTGATAGTTTGAAAATATGGTCCTGGCTCAGCGGGACTGGTTTGAATTATCTCAGCAGCTCTCCGTGCAGCCGCTCCGATTGTTCTAAAAGCATACGGTAAAGCAGTGCCTTCTCTTCCTGCCGGGACTCCTGTCATGCTGTTGTCACCAAAGGTGCTTACAAAAAGGTTCTCTGGTGACGAATAAGCAGAATTGTCTACATAGAATTTTGTAGCTGCCTGTAAGTCATCGTTGCCATTTACAATTCCGAATCCTTCTAGGTCTCCAGGATGGTCATGCAAGTCAAGAGCACCTGTCATTGTGTCGCCCTGTCTTCTTACAATGTTCTCTCTTGGCATTACAACATCTCGAAGGAAGTTACCCGGCAACTCAGAATCAAAAGCAGCGTCAATGAGAGTGTGAGGATCGTCTGGATCTATAGTTCCGCTTATAATCAGCTGCAGGTCTCTTGCATCACCGTCGCTGATAACTTCTGCATCTTCTCGGTTTTCAAACAGACTCAACTGGTCGTCGTTGACTACTCGCAAAAAGTATGTTTCGTCGTCTTCTAGAACTTCTGGCACATCAAATCGTGCTCTAAAAACAAACGGTGTGCCGTTTATTAACCTTGTAAATCCATGCCCGGGCACTAGAAGATTGCCATTGATATAATTATCTATTGTAATGATATATCTATCAGTAGTTGCGGGCTCCCCTTCTACTCTAACAGGTACCTCAGGTGAAATATAACGTTGATCCGCAAATCCTTTCGTAATTACAAGATTATCAACATTTATTTCCGCACCATATTTGTTATTGTATTCTTCAACTGCATCGCCGTCTAAACCAACGTTTGCAATAGCTCTGCCCAGAGCATTAAGAGGTCCTCCTAGCCTTGGCTCTTCGTCTTCTTCTACTTTGGTAAAGAATGACGAAATTATCAGCTTGCCGTCAACAGAATAATCAAACACAATAGTATCTGAGGCATCTTCATCAAGATCACTATTAGATCCCAGCTCGACCAGGTCGATAAACGTACCATCAGAGTTAACAAGAGGTATGGTATTTGGAGCGCGTTCGTCTGGGGTGTCAGACAGAGACGTAAATTCTATTCTGCCGCCTTGTCCAAAAACAGCATAGATGTCTCGAAAATTCTCGTTGGTTTTTCTAAAACTTTCTCTTATGCTGTCGCCGGTGCCGTCGTTGCCTTCTACACCTATATCAATGATTCTCTGATCTGACATTCTCTACTCCGATTATTTAAAAACTTATGCTGACGCCGCAGCCACACGCAGATTCTACATTTGGATTGCGCACTTCCATTCTTGAACTCAACATTTCTGTCACATAGTCGACTTCTGTGCCTTCGAGAAAAGGCTGGCTGAATGCGTCTATTACCAAATTGCCCTCACCTGTTTCGATTACTTCATCGTCGTCTTGCACATCTGGTTTTGACACTGTACCCCAACTGTATTCAAATCCTGCACATCCTCCCCCTTTGATAGAAAGAGAAACTGCGAAACAGTTCTGTTCTCTGCAGATTTTGTTTATGTGTGCTTGAGCTGCTTCTGTGATAGTGCAAATTGCCATTTGGACGTCTCCTTAAATTATTTATCGTATTTTTTTATAAGCTTAATGTAAATACTTGATGTATTTAGGTGAATACGAAAAGAAAACTCGTCATAAAAGGCTTAGCAAGAACGGTCATAAACATTCTTACGTTCGCAAACAACGCTGTGTACGATTGAGATGTGACAGTTGTGAGGCAGAATTTGAAAGAGAACGCAGAAGCATGGACCCTAACAGGCTTAACAACAATTTTTTCCATGTATGCAGTAATTGTGACGCAAAACGATTTGCGCAGAAACGAGGAGCAGAGAAGAGAACTATTTGGAAACTAACTGCAAGCAGTTCGATTCCCGTTTCTAGACTCTAGTCTTTCTTGAATATGGTATAAACACCATATGCAATAGCAAGATATGCCACAATCGCAGCAATTGGTTTAAAAATTAAAAATGCAACTCCTGCACCTACTAGAACAATACCGTCCAGTGTGGTTCTTTCTTGTAATCTCTGTGTTATAAAAGATTTTATCACGATTGTCTCCAAAAAGTTAACTGCTCATATTATTTAGTATAAATATTCTACCATAACAAAGGAGATGACAATAATGTTTGGATGGTTAAAAAAACTTTTTGGTGAGAACAATGAACCTACTCTTGAGAAGCCCGTTGTGACTCCTACAGTAGAAGCAAAATCAAAGCCAAAAACAGCAACCAAGAAAAAGTCTGCTACTACTGGCAGAAAGACTACTACTACAACTGCAGATCTTGACGCAATGTCAAAGACTCAGCTGATCGAACATGCTAAAAAGAATGGCGTTAAGGTAAACGCCAGCATGAAGAAAGCTGATCTTGTCAAAAAGATCAAGAACGGCTAAGAGCTACAGTAACTTTTTCAAGACTGCTTTCAGTGCGGGCGAGCTTGCGTTCTAGGACGTCTATAGCCGCCCGCTGTTTTTTGACTTGTTCTTCTATGCTTTGCACATATCTCTGAGACGGAATCTGCCGTTCTTGACCATCTTCGCCTAGAATAGAAAGTGTGTCTACACCTTGCGCTCTTAAACCACCTGCTACTCGGTTAGGGTTTTTGTTAGATTCAACAGGCTCTGTTTTTGCGTCCTTGCCGTACATTTTGTTTAGGTAACTCATAAAAGTATTTACACCTATAAATACTGTATGGGCAACAAGATGATATTTTCCTGTGCAATATTCATACTGCTAATAATAGGCACAGTTTCCTATCATTTGCAGCCACATCCTTTTG